TTCTGAGCTGCAAGCGCCTCATCAATATTGATAACGACGCGTCTTCCTAGCTCAGCGCGAGATAGGAAAGGATTTTTAAGGTGGTGCGTTGCGTACTGTCCATAGTTGAGCATCTCTCTTGCTCTAATCTCACAGAACCAGAGAGCCATTACAATATCTGTCTTACCCTTAGTCGTTGGAGTCCAAGTAATCAACTGCTCTACTAGAGCTTTTATGTTTTCTGTTTGATCACTAGGCAGATGTATCAGGTTATCTCGATGGTGCTTACCGTCAACCTGCTTAGTACCAAAGAGCGTTGCCATAGAGGCAACACCAAAGCCTGAGTCCCATTTGTTAGAACCAGTATGGTGTTCCTTAAGAACTACACCGCGTCCTGCAAGGAACTGACGGATACCTTCATCTTGAGTAAGGAATGCTTGGAAAGCGTTCTTCTCAATAATCCACTCGGACGGGCTGTATAGCTGAGTCCAGTTAATAATGATGTCGCGAATCTGCTGAGGGGACGGACGCGTAATCTTCATAACGTCTACGATGTAACGCTTACTAGTAGTACGGTCAATGGCATAACAGACAGCTGCAGTATCTCCTACAATGGCAGGGTCCATACCGCAGATAAAACTAAAACCAGTTAAGTCTTTGGGATGACCTGGGTGGCCCATCTCCAGACGTCCTGCCTTACGCATACCGTCCATAGAACCACGAACACATACTGGGTCGAATGCAGCATTCTCAGATACATCCTGTTGCTGGTAGACCAAAGCCCACGTACTCGCGTCCATAGCCTGACGCTCATTGTACAGATTGCGTCCGGACCATCTAGGGTACAGACCATCTTCGTCCTTATCAGCTTCTTCTTGCCCATCGAATGGAGCATCAGAGGCTGGCCATAAGGTAACCCACTTGTCGGGGTCCTCATTTATCTCAAGTAGGGCTGGCATAGCCAGATACTTCCAAGGGACAAGGCCACCTGGGTATCTGTCTTCAGAGCGCAGCTCCTTGTACAAGTCCACACTAGCAACTCTAGTACCGATGACTACCAGTTTACCTGTAGGGTTAAGACGAGATCGTACGTCCTGGGTTAGCCAACGTATCTGCTTCTCAAACTCATTTGCGTTCTTCAGCGTTACCGCATCGTCTACGATAATCATATCGGCACGCTTGCCGTAAATCTGACCGCCAATACCGACGGCCTCAATGTTCGGGTCCTTTTCAGATGACTCACGAAGCTCATCACCAAAGGTGACGCGGGTTGCCTGCCAAGATGCAGACTTGGAATTAAACCCTACACCAGCAGCATAAGCACTTTGAAGGTCTGCATACATAGGATGCGTCAGTCTTTGCTTGATGGCGTAGAGAAAGTCGGCAGCTAACTGCTGCGTCTGGGATACTATCAGGATTCGATAGTTAGGGTTCTGGGCTACCTTCCACGTGACGTAGTCTACGGTGACCGTAATGGACTTGGCGTGGTTGGGCGGTATGTTAATCAGGACACGGTTAGATGCAAGGCCTGGTTCAAACTTCATACTAGGATGTAGCCAGCTAGGTTCACGTCCTTCAATCACATCTATTAGGTTAATTTGATGTGGAAAGGTTTGGCTATGCAGAAACTTCTTGCGGAACTCCACGAAGTCAATATCGTGAACGTCTCCACCTTGGAACTGCTTGTCCTTTAGACCAAGGCGGGTTCGATCTACCTTGTCTGCAAAAACTTTATCGGTGCGGCGGTAGTACTCATACGTCTTCATCGACTTGCCAGCCGAACCGCAAGCGGCGTCAATGGTTATACCTTCTGCCACACAGCCGAGGATAATCCTCTTAGCTATATCTGCTGAGTTCTCTGCCACGTAATGCTCCTAATAGTTTAGACCGGCCGTGATGGCTTTTCTTTTATACTAGGGAAGTTGCAATTTTATACTAGTCAGATTGTCTCATATAATGAGATAGCGGTGATCTCTATATATCCCGCATTTAGTGGTACTGGGCGCTTCGCCCTAGGGGGCTACGCGTAGGGGTTTCACCCCGAAGCGTACGGCTCGAAAACTACTTCCCCGTATTTTTCTCCCCTACTGTATATAAGGCGCTAAAAATAATTCACTTTGCGTTTTAGGAATGTGATGTGTACCACATACAGTATAAGTGCAGGTCAACAGCTATATTAGATCCGTTTGACTTTAGCAAATATATTTATTTGGGGTACATAACAACACATTAACTAAATATTTAACACGGGGGGTCGGACTTTCTGGCAGCCGGCGGGGCGGTGCAGACCATAGACAGAAAGGCCGGCGATGTTTAGACAGAAACGGGGCAGATGTCTGCCGTGTTAGGCCGTATTGTGGGGCTAACTAATTAAACGGCAGCTCTTTACACGCGCTCACCATATGTCTAACCGGTTAAACGCCTAGCAATAAGCAGCTCTAACCGGTGCAGCTCTACCCGCTAACCGATAGGCCACCGGCTAACCGGCTCACCCTTACCGATACCCACCGGCCTACCCTGCCACCGGCCACCGGATAGCCGGCCGGCTCTCTCCAATAGCTACTAGATCCGATAGATATAACCGGCGCACCGCCTAAGAATTACCGGCGAATTGTGGCCTTAAGAATTGACACGCATAGGGTAGGCACCCCTACAGTTATCCCTGTAGCGATTACCTAACCCCGCTACAGAAAAGAGAAGTAAAGTGAAACTAACATCTAAAGAGCTGCTAGAAATTATCGCGCACGATATAAACGAGATAGACCTAAAGCACTATTCTGCTATCTATCGAATAGGCGATTTAGCTAACCGACTAATTAACGTTATAGAAGTGGTCGGTAATGAGATATTTAATGAAGAGGATAATAACTAATGACTATTGAAAGCCTAATTAAAGAGCGTACCGCGCAACTATTAGCTCTTACCGATGAGGTACGCGATACAGAAAATAGCGATAGCCCTATTCTGTATGCAGAGCAAGGCCCTAACCGTTTCGCTCTTATGTCTCTATTCTTTAACGATAGCGACGGCGTGCAGATTCAAGAGGATTTAGAGCTAAACGAAATCACCGTAAGATTCTTTAACGATAGTAAAGAGCAAGAGCTAACTAACGGCGCACTATATGAGTGGGCTATTAACTACTATAAGAATAACTACTAAGAGAGGCTATATCTAATGACTACTAAAGAGCTAAAGTGTGCAGATTTAATTGATGACCGTATGAAAGATAGAGAGCAGCAGATTAAGGAGCTGCTATCTAATCCGGATAGCGATGAGCTCTATGACCCTGCTCTATCGGTGGACACTAAGAAAGTCACCACTATCTGCCTATCGTGGGGAGGCCCTAGCGATTACTTAAAAGTAACGCATATAGGCCTAGAGATTCATAGAGTGGTATATGAGTACCACGACTGGTACGACGGTGCGACTAGAGAAGTGCTAGAGGATAGCCCACTCTACCAATATGCCAGCTATATCCTAGAAAGCGACGGGGAGAATTATGAGTGAGCTGCTTTACTTACTTAGCGTGCTCTTATGCCTAACCGCTTACGGGGTGGCCGGCTATCTCTTATGGCAGGGTGTAGAGCTTGCCTATTGGATATTCTGCAAGATAACTAAGCGAGAGTACTAGACGGGAGACTATCGTGCAGGGCAGCTAATTCCCTGCACGGTGGCCGGCGTCTAGGCCGGACATAATAGAAAAGAGAGTAAGAATATGGACACAATGACTAAGGAAAGCACCCTGCAGACCCTAACCGCTAAGAGCGCGGATATTGCAGACTTACTAACCGGCGCAAGCGTGGCAGCGGATAAGGGTAAAGCTGCTATAGATAGCCTTGCAGCGGTTTACTTATCGGCCACCGGTGGAACTATCACCGCTGCAGCTAGTGACCGCTATCGCCTAGTAGCCGGCGAATTAGCGGGAGAGGGAGAAGGAGAGCTTGCACCTTGCGCGATCCGATTAGGTGACCTAAAGAATATCCTTGCAGCGATTAAAAGTGAGAAGTACCAGCGCGAGATTACTTTCACCCGCGCCGGCGATAGCCTAAGCGTGGCGATAGGTGGCACTAGCCTAACCGTGCAACTAGGCACCGGCGTATTTCCTCCCTATAAGCACCTAATACCGGAGGAGAGTGCAGCGGTGGCCGGTATCTCTTTCAACCCTACTTATATGGCCGATTTCGCTAAGGTACCGTGCTCTAATATGGCCGGCGCGATGATTTCGGTTAGCTTTACCGGTGAGCGCAAGCCTATTAAGGTATCTATTCCGCACGATTCGATTAAGTGGGCAGCTCTACTTATGCCTATGCGTACCGCATAAGTCTAAGCGCGAGACTATCGCGCACCGTGTTAGGCGGTGCGCGGTGGCCGGT